AGTGTTAATATGGATACAATTGTTAATACAAAACAACTAGACCACAACTATGATACTAATATAAATATGCCTATGATAATAGAAGGTTTAGGAGTGGTTAATATAGGTATAGCCCAACAAAGTGGAGCAGGTGGAACTTTCGCTACAAGGGGGACTATTATAGCAAAATTAAGGAAATATTCTGGTTCTACTGAAACAGATATTGCAACTAATGAAAGCGAGCAGTATGTGAATGCAGCGCAAAACACAAAATACGATATGACAGCAATAGATTTAACAATCCCGAAAACTCATTTTAAAATAGGGGATATATTAAGATTAACGATAGAGTTATGGGGAGTTGGAAACACTGGTGCTTCTTACGTGTCTTATGCAGCAGACCCAAAAGGGAGAACTACAGACTGGGATACAACTGGGGTAGTCCCTTCTACTGCAACCATAGATATACCTTTTAAGGTGGAATTATAAAAATGGCAGAATATAATATCTCAAATACATCAACAACAGAACTCACCTCTAAAGTAGATGATTTTAGCGTAAGTGCAAAGACTCTAGATGAAGCTGGAACTATGGAAACTTGGTATAATAGTCCTAATTGGAGCGAATACTTAGGATATTATAAGAGTATTCCAGAATTAAAAAAATCTGTAGACGCTTTAGCTTGCTGGACTGCTGGAAAGGGTTTTAAAGCTAATAATCACGATTTAGTAGTTTTAGGTAACATTATAGGCTGGGGAGAAGATACATTTTCTAGTATAATGCAAAATATGATTATTGTTAAGAAGATAAACGGAGATAGCTTTGCAGAGATTATATTAAATCCTAAATCTGGAACTCTTGTTAATTTAAAGCCTTTAAACCCTTCATCAATAAGAATTGTTGTTAATAATAAAGGATTAATTATAAGATATGAAGAACTTAACCTTAAAGGGAAAGCAATAAGAAAAATTGAGACTAAAGACATATTACATCTTTCTAATGATAGAATTGCTAATGAGATACATGGAGTATCTGTTATTGAAGCTTGTAAATGGGTAATAGACGCAAGAAACGAAGCTATGAGCGACTGGAGAAGGATATTACATAGAAATCTAGCTGGATTAAGGATTATTGAAGTAGATGAAGATGACCCTACTAAATTAAACTCTCTTAAAACTCAATGGGCTACTGCAATAAATAAAGGAGAAGTTTTGATATTACCTAAAGGAACTGCTAGCCCAGTTAATATAAACCCACCTACAAACCCTGAAAACTGGATAAAATACCTAGAAAACTTCTTTTATCAGGCTGTAGGTATACCAAAGATTATACTAGGTGGAAGTCAGGAGTTTACAGAAGCCTCCTCAAAAATAGGGTATTTAACATTCGAGCAAGTATATATAACAGAACAAAGACTATTAGAAGGAGACTTATGGTCTCAATTAGGCATAAAGATCGAGTTTGAAAGACCTGTAAGTTTGAAAGAAGATGTTGTTGGAAGTGAAGAAAAAAACACAGGTCAAACAGGTATTCAAGATAATGAGGCTCAAGTAGGAGTAGGAAGGACAGAATAATGGAAAATATAGACTATAGAGTAATATGTGTAGGTATGATATGTATCACGGCTTTAGAGTGCATAGCTTTGAATATGGGCATTAATGGAACTTTATTAAAAGGTGTATTAATTGTCTTAGCACTAGCAATAGGCGTAACAATACCAAAACCAAAATTATCATAAAATGGCAAAAAGAGCAAAAAAGGATTTAAGTGGCTGGGAAAGTTATAATCCAGACCAGATAAAACCAGAGAAAACAAGTAGTAGTAAGACAAGTAGTAGTAAGACAAGTAAGACTAGTAAAACTCCTGTAGAGCCTGTTAAGCCAGTATCTAATAAACCTAGAATAAGGAGAAATGAAAAAGGAGATATATGTGGTATTATATTCCCAGACGGAAGAGATATATCTGCTAAAGCTGGAGAAGTTAAGGGGTTACTAGCTAATTATACTAATAAACAAGCTGGAATAGCTGGTTCTGTAGAAGATATAGATGTAAGAGAAGAAGCTAGGAAAAAAGCAGCAGCTCCAGGAATACTAGAGGAAGCTGGAGTATTTGAAGAAGTAACACCTACAAAGCCAGACTTACAACCAGAAACTCAATGGCAAGAAGGAATTCCACTTTTTGGATCTGGATTGGGAGCTATAGAGAATGTTTTAGTTAATGCAGCTAGTAAAGGCTGGATGCCTGGCTTTTCTGTTGGAAAAGGAGCAACTGGAACTGATGAATATCTTATTATGACTGATGAAACTATGAGAGAAGCAGCTTTAAGAGAAATCAAAAAAAAGAATTATGAGAAAGGTGTAAGTTTAGCAGAGAGTTTTGGGACTCTTATTGAAGCTGTACCAGTAGCTGGAAGTTTAGCTAGAACTTACGCAAATGGTTTAACTCAAACACCAAGTGGAAACGCAGATAAAGTTATCGATGAGATAAACAAAATAAAAGAAGCTGCGTCTACAGGTCAAGAAAAAGTAAGGAATGGATTAGAAGACCCGGAATATGGATTAACTAGAGCTAGAAGTATGGAAGAAAACCTAGCAAGATTAGAGGGAAGATTAAAAAGCCTTATAAATACAAGTGCAATTTTAAGGTCAAATTCAGACGAAGTTAATAAAATAGAAGAACAAATACTAGAAGCACAAGAGAAAGTAAGTAGATATAGAATAGCCTCTACTTATGGTTTTACTGCACAAATAACAGGTACAGGAAGGGTTATCCCTACAGATGAAGCCTTATATATGGAGCTTAAAGAACTTAATGATTAAAATGGAAGAAAAAATAGAAGAAACAAAGGAAGAAGAAAAGCCCTTACCAGAGCTTAAAGAGCTTGTAGAGAGGCTAGAAACAGCTAACAAGGAATCTAGAGAGATACAACAGAAACAAGAGGATTTAATAGCTAAAAACCTTATAGGTGGTAATACAGACGCTGGAATACAAGCACCAGAGAAGAAAGAGGAAACACCTGCAGAATATAAGGATAGAGTATTAAAAGGAAACCTTTAAATAGTGTTAAAAGAATAGTATCATATGACAAACGAAGCAGTTTTAATAGTAGAATTAGAATGTCCGATTGGTTTTACTTGTGCAGATGGCACAGGAATTGAAAAAGGAGCTATACTTATGTTAAGCGACCCTATGACTGCAGCTTTAGCTACTGGAGATGAGGATTTTATAGCTGGAATTGCAGCAGAAGAAAAAATCGCAAATGATGGTAAGACTAAAATATCCGTATATAGGAGTGGAATTTTTAGAGTATTAGCAGGTGCAGCAGTTACAATAGGAGACGCAATCAGTACTTACGCTTCTAGTGGAGCTACTAATGAAGTACGCGAAGCACCAGCTACAGCAGTTTCAAGTAAAACTTTAGGTATAAGTTTAGAATCTGCAGACGACACTAATACTTTTTTAATGGACTTAAGACCTGGTGTAAACCCTACAGCATTTGCATAATAATAATATAATATGGCAGACACAAGCGCACAAGCAGAAATAAGAAAAATTGATATTGATAAGCTAGCAAAAGGCTTTGCAGATGAAGAACTAGTTTTAAAGAGATTTGTAACGGTTTCCCCTACATCTGCAAGAGAAATAAGGTGGTATCAAAAGACTGCTGGATTTCTAGACTCTACTGATACAAGTGATATTACAACTTCTCAAATTGCTAATGTCGCATTTAAAGCTAGACCAGTAGTAGTAGAGCAATCATGGACTAGAAAAGCTAGTTATGTTAGAAAATATTTTGTAGAAAGTCCTTGGATAAGTGAAGAAGATATTAAAGATTGTGATTTGGATATATTGGCTACTAATGTTAGAGACTTAGTAAGTGCAGTATCTAATCAAACCGAAATTAGAATTTATGATTCTATCACAGGAGACGCAAGTATTAACACAAGTGCTTCTACACAAACAGGCTGGGACGACACAACAAGTGGAAATCCTATTTTAGACATTATGACTATGAAAGAAGGTATTAGAAATTATAGATATAACCCAGAAGGAGCAATATTATATATTCATACTGCAGAACATAAACATTTATTGAATTTCTTAATTAGTGTTAAAGGGTCAAGTATTCCAAACTTTGCAAGTCAAAAAGTAGAGACTGGCGTAGTAATGGAATTATTGGGTTGTAAAGTAGTAGTGAGTATTAATGCAACAACCGACCAAGCTTTATTGTTTGTTCCTGGAAGGACTGCAACCTGGAAACAATTTGTTCCTATAACATCTGCAATTATAACAGACGTAGGTATAGGAAGAAAAATAAGAGTATGGGAAGAAGGAGAGTGTATAGTAACAGACCCAAGAGCAGCATATAAATTAACAGATACCTTAACCTAAAATGACAAAAGAAAATTGCCTTAAGCTATTGAAAGAATATAAAGAAAGAGATATGAGCTTAGCTTATGAAGATATGAAGAAACATATATTAACTTCTAGAAAATTTGAAAATGACCCTATTATTGATGAGTTACAAGAAGCCCCTATTAAATCTAAAAAGGTTAAATAATACACAAAGTTTATTAAGACTAATTCTTTATTATTTCTATGGCAGATACACATAATCAAGCCGAAATTAAAACTAGATACCCCGTAACTGATGGGATAATTGCAGGTACTACAACACAAGAAGGTCATAAAATGCAATTAGAGCCAGAGGGATTTAATGGGATTACTACTATTGTTAGAACTATAGATAGAGTAGGGTTTTAAATGGGTGGACGAGGAAGTGGTAGACCACCAAGCACAGAAACTATTATTAAAAGAAGCCAGCCAGAGCTTACACCCTTAGGAAATGGCATATTTATACCGAATTATTCTGGAGATCATAGCGCTGGTAATGTTAAAACTACCCCTGTAAATGATTTAGATTTAGTTAATAAAAAATATGTAGATGATACCGTTGGGGGTGGAGGTGGATTAACAACTGATTTAAGTGTAGGAACTAAAACAGCTACTACTATAGATATAAATTCTAGTAATGGAACTAACGCAACATTACCCGAAGCAGACACAACAAACGCAGGTATTCTAAGCTCTGATAAATGGGATGAGATTGTAGCAAATTCTAATAAAACAGGTATAACTCCTGCTCAAACAACAGCAATAACTACAAATTCTAATA